GAACAAGCATTCTTAAGCGTTATGAAAAACGATAAGAATGAGATAGTTAAGAACATAGATATTCTAGAAAGAGAATTAATAAAAATAGACGCCCTTAGAAAAGATAATCCTATTCTTGCAGATTCTCATGAGATCGTAACATTACAAGAAAGCATTGAGAATGAAATAGATAATCTTAAAGATAGATGGAACGAGATAAACGTTGAGATATCAAGATTTGAAGGTAGAGTTAAAGTGGTACCTTCTGTTAACGAAGATTTAGGATATCCTATCGACACAGAGATTAGAATCAAAAGAAACGGAAATAAAGGAAGAGTTATTGGAGTTGATGGCAATTCTAAAACATATACCATTCTTTTTAAAGAAGGAAAAACCGGAGAATACTTTTTCTCTGACGTAGAAGATATCGACGATGAAGTAGATCGCTACGATATTAAAGCACCAGATCTTGATTTAGAGTACACAAATGAATCTAATCAAAACTTCGCTAATGCACCAGGCACAAGAGGAGGTTCACACAAAGATTCTAGAATTGAGAGTCTATCTAAAAAGCACATGGCTCAAGCTCCTGATAAAAAGACTGGATCATCTCCTAAGTTTATTAACAACGAAAAAGGAACTATGTCTGGTCTACCTAAGAGCGGTAAATCTGCTCCTTTAACAGGAAGAGGTGTTAAATCTAAATCAGCTAACATGGCAGATCTTCCAAGCAAAGGTAAGGGGGGATCAGGAAAAAAATTCATTGACAATCTTGAAAATTTAGATTTAGCTAAAGCGCCTAGCGCATCTCTAAAAGGCTCTGCTAAGTTTATTCAAGACCTTAAGAATATGAATTTATCTCTTAAGGAGAGTCAAAAAAATTCACACGTAGAAAAGGCTCCTAGCGGAAAGACTGAAAAGACTAAGAAGTTTATGGAGGACGAGGACGATTTTAATTTAGCAGGTCCTCACGGAAACAGTAAGAAAAATGGAAGAAGATTTGCAGAAAAAGATAAAGTAGCAAATCTTTCATCTGCTCCGAGAACAAAAAAAAAGTAAATACTAGATCATTAATTGAGTCTATGGCCAAAGATCCTGATGAGGGAGTTGGCAATAGACTCAATTTTGTTTTAGACGATTTGAAAAATTGTTTAACAAAAATAAAAGAACTAGAAACTTCTAGTGAAGAAAACGGTAGAATAGGTATAGGGGTAATTAAGAATTCGAGGAAAAATTTGGAAGAATTAAAGATTGATTTAGAAAAGCAAATAGAAAAGCTCCAAAATAATATTCCACAGCAAGAATGATCTATGTAAAAAACAAAGAGCTAAAAAGAGCTCTTCTCGAAAGCAAAGAAAACGGACAACTAACCGACGAAACAGTAAAGATGTTTACTCTCATAGTAAACGGGATGTCTAAGACACATTCATATAGGGACAACGAAGATCGAGAAGACTGCATCTCATCCGGTCTAGAAGATCTAGTTAAATACTGGAACAGATATGATCCAGAAAAGTCTGATAATCCATTTGCCTTTATATCTCAAATAGCACATAACGGAATGAAGAAAGGTTGGAAGAAAATTCATCCACCTAAATCTCCAAAAACTATTCCTTTTTCTAGAATAGTTAGAGAAGAGAATTCTAATTACAATGTATAACACCAATTGTGGATATAAAAAAATTAAAACCCAATGGAAAGTGGAAATCTGGGAAATACACTCCAGTTAATCCAGGAAAATACATTGGAGATATCCACAATATAATCTATAGAAGCTCTTGGGAGAGGAAATTTTGTCAGTACTGTGACATAAATCCAAATATAACAAAATGGAGTTCAGAGCCAACTTCTATTCCTTATTGGAGTCCAATAGATAAGAAGGAACACAAATATTTCGTAGATTACTACATACAGGTTCAAAAAGGCGAAGCTTTTGAAAATTGGTTAATCGAAATAAAACCAGAAGATCAATATGCCTTAAACAAAAGACCGAAAGAACCAGTAGGAAACCTGACAGAAAAAAAGATCAGAAGCTATAACGAAAAGCTTAAGATCTGGATTACTAATAGAGCTAAGTTTGAAGCAGCAACTAGATTTGCTGAATCTATGGGATATAAATTCGGAGCAATTAACGAAAGCTTTATAATGAGATGATTACTCCATTTAAACAACAATTTGACGACTATAGATCGTCAGTATCTGGCCTTACATCACTACAAGAAGAGTCCTTCATGTTTTGGTTTAAAAATTTCGTCAATAAAAACTCTCAATTCAATCCACTAAATTTCTTACAAGGGAAGGTTTATTCTTTTGAATACAATGATAAGTTAGAAAAGGGAAAGAAGTTTATAAACAGAAGACCTGTTGTTTTCTTTACTGGGTATGACAACTACGAGAAAAAAAATCTATTCAATGGTCTGGATCTTGTTTTAATTCCCCCAATTTTTAGATTGTACTTTTTCGAAAGAGTACAAAATGTTTTTCACGACCAAATAGAAAGAAATATACGTAAGGCTGAAAACGGGGAGGGAAGGGATCAATCGCCACTCAGAACTGAGTATCAAATAATGGAAAATATACTAAAAGGAATACCATATAAGCACTCCTATAGATCCTGGGATTTAAAAAAAGTTAGAGATGTTATGGAAATTCCTTTCGAAGATTGGACTAGAATAGTATATCTTGATACTAAGTCAATTGAAGGGACCCAGCTTATTGAGATATATAATAAAAATTCACAAGTCTAATGGCTGGATTAACAGACGAAAAAAAATCTTTCTTCAGCTCTATTATAGAGAACATAAAGAAAGTGGGCAGTTTCGGAATGGCCTACGAAGACTTAGTTGTTAAGAATTCACAAGCAGTAGGTATATCGGAGGCACAATTCCTACAAAAAGGTGGTATTAAGGATGAGGCTTTCTTGTTTGGTTTAAGGAGAGCAGATACAACAACTAAACAGTACATAGCATATTTTGATAAGGACTACAAAAATAAAAGACACTATCTACAGGGATTTGCACAAAACCCCGAGATAGAATTTATTCTTGACACTATATGTGACGAAGCTATTGTTTACGACGAAAAGAACTTCTGGGGATATTTCTCCTTTATGCAGCACGATGATGTCGATGACGAAACATACGAGAAGGTTCAGAAAAGATATAAAGAAATATACAATCTATTTGGGTTTAATCAGGATATAGCCGCCTGGCATTTATTTAGAAAATTTCTTGTCGACGGTATAATAGCTTTCGAAATAGTATTCGATAAAAAAGGAAAAAACATAGTTGGCTTTAAAGAATTAGATCCTTGGTCTTTAATCCCCACAGTAGAGGCACAGCCTGATGGATCTTTTACTGACATATGGATTCAGTACCCAGATAACCCAGCACTTACCAGAAAACTATACGATTCACAAATAATTTATATAAGTTACGCCAAAGGAGGAGGTACTTCTTCCCGTGTTAGTTATTGTGAAAGAATGATCAGATCATTTAATCTACTTCGTATAATGGAACATACTAGGATTATATGGAACGTAATGAACTCTTCTTACAGGATGGCTATGACGGTTCCTATTGGTACTAGATCTCCACAAAAAGCAAAACAAACGCTAGGAGAACTTATGTCCATATACAAAGAGGATATAAGATTAGATACAGATAGCGGAGAATTAAGTATAGACGGGAGACCTAAAATACAATTCTTTAAAAACTATTTAATGCCTTCGTCACCTAATGGAACCCCAGATATACAACCTTTACCTGGAGGAGGAGATGCAACGGCTTTCTCGGATACCACAGTTCTTAAATACTTTGCGAATAAGCTAAGAATGGATTCTAAAATTCCAGCGACTAGATTTGGTAGAGAAGAATCTGGATCAGAGGGAACTATTACTTTTACTGCAGAAGGATTAGACCAAGAAGAAATAAGATTTGCTAAATTTGTAAATAGATTACGATCAATATATCAGGAAATCCTAATGAAGCCCCTTTGGGTTCAATTCTGCTTAGACTTCCCTGCTCTTAAGAAAGACTATATAATTAAATCCGAATTTGGATTAGATTACGTCAAGGAAAACATATTTAGAGAAGCCAAAGAAATGGAGGTCTTAATGGCAAGGAAAGACCAGGTAATTAAAATTTCTGCTCTTATGAACTCCGCCGGTACCAAGTATTTTAATATGGATTTCTTGGTAGATAGATATTTGGGTGTAAAGGGGCAGGACATAATAGGCAACAAAAAAGCTAAGGAAAAAGCTGCCGAGGAAAAAAAGAAAGCTGAAGAGGCAGGTGCAACTGGTGCAGAAGGTGGTGCAGAGGCAGGTGCAGAGGCAGGTGCAGAGGCAGGTGCCGAAGGTGGTGCAGAGGCAGGAGGAGACATGGGGACAATTTAATAAAATAGAAGATGGCAGGATTTTTAGATAATTTAGGAAAGATCAATCCGAATATCTCTAGGATATTAAAAACGATCAGTGGACTAGGTTCCTTCGGAATGGAATATAAAGATATGGTCATAGAAGACTCTATGGCGATAGGAGCTTCCGAAGCCGCTATGAGAGAAAGATTTGGTTTTACTGAATCTGATGAGGATTTTATTTATAGTATAGCTGCACAAGATACTTCTAACAGAAAATACATAGCATATTTTGATAAGGACTACCCAGTTAAAAGAGATTTTCTTAGAACTTTTGCTCTTAATGCAGAAATAGAATACATTCTAGATACGATATGCGATGAGGCTATAGTATATGATGAAAAAAACTTTTTCTGTCACCCAGCTTTAATAAATATGGATTTGAAAGATGACGTTATAAAATCCATGAGAGCTAATTTCAGGAAGTTATACGTTCTTCACAATTTTGCAAACGGACTAACGGGTTGGCAATACTTTAGACAATTAGTCGTAGAAGGATTTTTAGCTTTTGAGATAATTTATTCTAATGATGGTAAAGAGATAGTAGGATTTAAAGAATTAGATGCTGTAAGTTTAACTCCCGCTATAGAAAAGAAACCTGATGGAACAAGAGAAACTATCTGGTGGCAGTACTACGGAGAAACAACTAGGCAAAGAAAACTTCTGGATGCACAAATTATTTATATCTCATACGCTAAAGCCAACGTGGTTTCTAGAGTTTCGTATACAGAAAGATTGATAAGATCTTATAACTTATTAAAGATAATGGAGCATTCTAGAATTATATGGAACGTTATGAATGCCCAGTATAGAATTAAAATGACAGTTCCTATTGGTAGCAAAGCTCCTCAAAAGGCAAAAGAAACACTGGGAGAGTTAATGTCTGTATACAAGGAGGATATAAAGCTAGATACATCATCGGGTGAATTAGCAATCAATGGTAGACCTGATCTCCAATTCTATAAAAATTATTTATTTCCTCAACAGGGTGGAGAATCAGTAAAAATAGAAACTCTAAATGCACAAGGACCAAATCTTAATATAATGGATTCGGTGGTTTATTTCTATAACAAATTAAGACAGGATTCTAAAATACCTTACAATAGATTCTCATCACGATTTGGTGTGGGTTCTAACAACGTTTTTAAAACTGGAGCAGATGGTGCAGAGAGAGACGAAATTAGATTTGCTAAATTTATAACTAGACTTAGATCCATATTCCAAGAGATAATGGTAAAGCCTTTATGGATACAAATGTGTTTAGAATTTCCTGAACTAAAAAATGACTCGGAATTTAGGAGTCAAATTGGTGTCAAATTCGAAAGTGACAACATGTTTGGCGAATCTAGAGAAATTGAACAGCTAATCAAAAGGATTGATTTCATAACAGCAATGGGAGAAATAAAAGAAACAGTAAAAGAAGAAGAGGTACAATATTTCGACCAGGATTTTATGATTGAAAGATGGCTAGATTTGTCATATGAAGATATACAGCTAAACAAATCTTACGTTAAAAAAGCGGAAGAGGAAGCCAAAGCTGGAGCAACTGGAGCAGAAGCTGGAGCAACTGGAGCAGAAGCTGGAGCAGAAGCTGGAGCAACCGGAGCAGAAGGTGAAGCAGAGGCTGGAGGAGACATGGGGACAATTTAATTTTTTCGCGAAAACTTATTAATTTTATCTGGTATAATAATAAATCCTTTTTATTATTGCAAAGGGATTTCTATATTAGCTAAAATAGTATTGTATGAAAAAAGAGCTTGGTATCCTATTAGAGATAGAAAATGCCACTGGTAATGGGTCGCAAAAAATAAAACAGGATTTAATAAAAAACAACTACTCTAAAGAATTAGAATATCTTCTTAAAGTTGCTTTGGATCCTTTTCTAACAACTAAGTTACACAAACTTCCAATTCTGGACGATGCTCCGTATTTAGAAGATGGAGATTTATTCGAGAGATTTAAATCCCTTACAGAAAAACTTTTCTTAGCACCAGCAGCAAATGACAAATTAAGAGAAGAAGCATTTGAGATTGTTAATTGCTATAATCTTTCTGACGATGAGAAAAAAATACTAGGTAAGGTATTAACTAAAAGATTAAACATAGGTATAGGTGCTAAACTAATAAACAAAGCATTCAATAAGGAGATTATTCCAGATCCAAGTTTAATGTTAGCTCAGGATGACGAGGACGAAATAAAAAAGTGGGAAACCATAGTTTGTGAAGAGAAATATGACGGCGTTCGTGTTATCGCATACATGTCTGGGAATGAGATTAAATTTTATACCAGAGCTTTTAATGAAATACCAAACCAGTATTTAGAAAAAATAGCCAATGAGTGTTTAATTCTCATTAAAAATTCAGGGCTCAATGGTGATTGGTTTTTTGACGGCGAATTAACGGACTTAAACAGAAAAAGTGTTTCTGGAAAAGTCACACAAATGCTAAAAGGAAAACCTTTAGATTCTATAGGTGATGACCTTATCTACAATATATTCGATTTAGAAGACGCAGAAACACTTAAAAGGGGTAGGGGAATTATTCCTTTTGATGTTAGAAGAAGTACATTAGAGGGTGTTTTTATGACGTATAAGACATCTTCTCTTACCCTTGCAGATTCTTTCTTGACTTCAGAAAAAGAAGACATCTACGCTTACTATAACAAGATCGTTGCTCAAGGAGGAGAAGGAGTTATACTTAAAAATCCGGATCATGTTTATGAATGTAAAAGGTCTAAGAATTGGATTAAACTTAAAGAAGTAAATGACTGTGATTTAATTATTACTGGATGGTATCCAGGAGAGGGTAAAAGAGAGGGGTTTATTGGTGGCTTCTATTGCGAGGATTCATCTGGTACAGTTAAAGTAAAAGTAGGAGCAGGATTTACAGACCAAGATCTTAAAGATCTTAGCGAAAATCCAGATTCTCAAATAGGTAAAGTTTGTGCTATACAATACAACGTTATCATTAACGACAAGAACAATAATTGGTCTTTATTCTTACCAAGATTTATTGAGATAAGAAATGATAAGGATACAGCAGATGATATGAATGGATTGTGCAAATAG